ATGAGGCGTACCGCAGAATCCGTTCGCGCCGGCATCGTCGCCGACGAGGCCGCCGGGATGCAGCCCAAGGCCATCGCCATCAAATGGGGGGTGCATCGGTCCACGGTCAGCCGCCTTGTGGGGATCAAGCGCAAGGTGACATTGCAACAGGCCGCGTCCGTCCTGTCGGCGCATCGTCGCGGGGTCAGCAAGGCCATCATCGCCGCAGAGCTAGGAGTGTCCGTCAGCGCCATCCGCCGCATCCTCCAAGGAAAGACCGCCGCCGCACGAAAAGCGGCAGGAGGTTTGCATGATTAGTATCCCCGCCCGTGTACGTTTGCTCCGAAAGGAGGACGGCGCAATGGAAGATCCGTGTGTGGATTGGAGAGCGCGGGCGATAGCCGCGGAGGCCATGCTTGCACGCATGGAGCTGCTGGTCTACAGCGACCGCCCCACGGTGCAGAATCCCAACGGCACGACCTGGCGCGACCGCGCCATCAGAGCCGAGGAGGAAGCGCAGAAGTGCCGCAATGTCCTGCCCACGCACATTGAGCGCATCCTGTATGCGGGTGAGGGGTAACGAATGCCGCGCCCGGAGGAGGACGAGGACATCGTGGACCGTATCAAGGGCAGCGCGACGACCGATCCCCTCACCATTGAGGCGATGCACGAGGTGATTCGCATCCGCCGGGAGATGGCGCGGATCATCCGCACGGGAAACCAAATACAGCAGGAGTTGGAACTTTGCAAGAGCCAGCAGGCCAAGCAGGCGCGTTGATGTTCACCGTCCCAGGCGCAGCCGCGCCGCAGGGAAGCAAGCGCGCCTTTCGCACGGGTGGCCGCATCGTCCTCGTGGAGTCAAGCGCCAAGGTCAAGCCCTACCGCGCCGCCGTGGCGGCGGCGGCCTACGCCGCCGGCGCGACCGTGGTGGACGGCCCGGTCAGCGTGCGCGTGGCGTTCTCGTTCGTCCGCCCCGCCAGCCATTTCGGGGCGCGTGGGCTGCGGACGGCCGCCCGCACGTTCCCTGGCAAGCCCGATACCGACAAGCTCGTGCGCGCCACGCTGGACGCGCTCACGGGCATCGCCTACCGCGACGATGCCCAAGTCGTGGAAATTTGGGCCACGAAGGCATACGGGCCGACCGCGCAGACGGTCATCGCCATTGCCCCGGTTTGACTTTTGGCTACCGGGCCGTATACTGATTACGCCCTCGCACGTTGCGCGGGACGGGCGCGGCGATCCGCGTACACGAGGAGATGCATATGGAACTCGCAAGGATCGGGCAAGCGCAGCTTGACCCCATGTCGGTCGCCCAGGTGTTCAAGGCTTCGGGGATGTTCCCCGACATTCAGTCGGAGGCCGCAGCGTGCGCGAAGATCATCATCGGGCGCGGCTTGGGTTTGTCGGACTATGACGCGATGACCGGGCTGCACATCATCAAGGGCAAGGCCGTCTTGGCCGCCAACCTGATGGCGGCAGCCATCAAGCGCGCAGGGAAGTACGACTACCGCGCCGCCTGTACGGACACGGAATGCAGCATCGTGTTCTTCGGCCGCAGCCCGGAGAACAAGTGGGAGGAGATCGGGACCACGACCTTCTCGATGGACGATGCGAAGCGGGCGCAGCTCGGCGGGGACAATTGGCGCAAGTGGCCGAAGGCCATGCTGTTCGCCCGCTGCATCTCGAGCGGCTACAAGCAGCATTGCCCGGACGCGCTTGGCGCGGCCCCGGTGTACGTCGAAGCCCACGGCGAGACCGAGATCACCGAGGAAGCACCCTCCCGCGGCTACGAGGCTCCCAAGGCTCGCGCCGCCCTTGCCGCCCCCCCAGCCCCTACGATTGACGCAGAGGCATCGGTGGTGGAGGATGCCCCGAAGCCCGTCCGCAAGCGCACGGCCAAGCAGGAGGCCAACCCGGCCCCGGAAACCCCCAAGGCGGCTGACGGCTACCCCGACGAGTACGAGGGAGAGTTCAAGATCCTGCGCGTGGTGCGCCGCCCCGGCAAGCCCATTGCAATCAACGCCGTGGGCGAACACGGCGCGGCATGGATTGCCACCTCAATTCTTGAGTATGGCCACCTGGCGGACGCGAACGTGGACAAGGAGATGCGCCTTGAGGTCGCCCGGATCGGGCAGACGCTACAGGTCATGCGCGTCATCGGGCCGATTGCTCCGGCCAAGGTTGACCCGGCGGACGTACCCTTCTGACCGTAGGCTAGTCGTTCTTCTCCCCCCCGCTTGCGGCCGCAGGAAGTTGGCCGGCAGGCGGGGGGTTTTCGTTTGCGAACGGGACGAGGCGGTTTAACGCCTCCTGCCGCTTGCGGCACGGGCCGCATTGACGGATGCCTACCGCCTTCGTTGCGGCAGCCACAACGTCCCCCAGGCCGCGCCATCCTTCGGGCTTGCGCGTGCGATCAAGTTGCGCCAGCGCCCACGCCTCGCGCTCCGCGGCCGGCACGGAGTCGGGGACTTCGATGCTGCGATTGCCTACCAAGATAATCATGTCAGCGTAATGGTGGCGGGGAAAGTAAAGCCGTAGCCGTTGGCCGTGCCGCACAGGCACTCGTCGGGATTCGTTGGATAGGGTCCGATCACGGCGGTGCATCCCGTGTAACTCAACGATTCAGCCGGACCCGATGTGGAGGTCTGATAGAAGTTCATCGGCACATTTACCACCGCCGCGTATCTCGTATAGACCCCGGTGAGTGTTCGGGTGGCCGTGAACGGAACAGGCTTGGCGTAGTAAACCGTGGCGTTGTACTGGTAGTAGTAGTTGCGCTCATACGCCGGGTCGTACGGGGGATCGCACACATAGAATCCATCTTCGTTTTGAGCCTGGGTGTCGTAATAGGGTGCGCTCTTGTTCTGCCCGGAGAACGTCACCACAACAACGTCATAAAGACCGGAAGCGCCACCGCAACAAATACCGCATGACGGGCAAGTCGGTGCTACCCCTGCCGAAATGCTGGAGCAGAGATACTTCACGCCCGTCACCGTTCCAAACTCTGTAAACGTGTTTGATTCCGAAAGCACGTTGACCGTGGTCGCGCCGCCACCGAACTGCATCGTGGCCGTCCAGCTTCCGCCCGAGTAGGTGATCGTGTCCGAGGTGATCTCGCAGCATTCGCAACTATCGGGCGCAACCCACCCATTCCATCCATCGCGCCACATCTTGCCTTCCAATGCGCCGATGGCGTTATTCCAACCCGCCCAAATTTTGACCTTGGTGTCACAGGTATCGCATCCGCATGGCGCGGTGCTATCGCTCAAGCCCTTGGGTTCACCGCGCACCCACCCATCCTGGGAGGCCGTGATGGTAAAGGTCGGCGTGGTCGTGCCAACGATGGGAACGCAGACGGTGTTACCCGGCGGGATGGTCCCACCGCCGCAGCAACACGAAGCGTTCAGGATGCCGCTCATGCCACGATGACAAGCGCAGCGATGAAGATGAGCAGGCGCGTCACTTGATGATTCCGCGCTTGCAGAGGTAGATGCCGCCGGCAACGCCGAGGCAGAAGCAAAGGGCGGCCGCCCACACCGAGCCAACGAAACTGGAGAGGTCTGCGAGAATCATGCCCGTGTCTTTCTGCGCCCCTTGGCGCGTTTGAACGCCGCGTCAAACTCCGGGTCCGCCCGGAGCAGCGTGACGAGTTCCCTGTCCCCCTCGGGACGGGATTCATCAAGTGTATCGACTGCAAGCTCGGCGGCAGCTACCTTTCGGCGAGGCAACCACCCTATTGCAACGCGCACAAAAGTGCCAATTCCGGAATTCCAGACTAGGAACGCGATGCCCGCCACGGCCACGCCGATGCCCCACCACCGCAGGGTCGAAAGCCACGCCGGGGTGATGTCCTGCACCTGGGTGAGCTGAACGTGGATGTCGGCCGCCGTGGTGTCGATGCGCGTGGCCCGCTCCACCACCTCCGCGTCCTTGATGGCGTGGCCGTGGTCAATGAGCGCCTGGGCATCCGTGCGGATGGCATTCGTATCACCAGCGATACGTTCCACCGGGCTGCACGCGACCGCCAGCAGGGCCACCGCCGCAAGGGCAAGCCATACCCGGCTCATCGCTTTTCGATCTTCCCCACGCGCTCCTCGAGCGCCCCGATGCGGACGTTGATGACCCGGATCTGTGCGTTCCCCTCCCCGGTCGCCTGCTGGATCTTCTCCATCTCCGAAGCCATCTTGTCCAAGGCACGCGTCTGCTGCTCGTCCCGTTCGCTGCGCTGTCCCGCGTAGACGAACGCCCCGGCAATGGCAATGACCGCCACCGCGAGCTGCGCGGGCTTCATCCAAAACTCTACGGCATTCTTGGTTTCGATGGTCATGGCTCACCACGAGGAAATGATGCAGATGAGGCCACCGCCACCGTTGCCGCCAGCGCCCGTAGCGGTGGAAGATCCACCCGATCCGCCACCGCCCGCTCCGTAGCCGCCGATGCCACCCACTGCGCTCGTGCCGCTTGACGAGGTGCTACCACCGCCACCCGAACCGTAGAAGCCCACGTTAGTGCCTGCACCGCCTGTTCCATCGCCGCCCGTGCCAATGCCAACCCGCGTAGCACCTGATCCGCCAGCATGGGTTATGCCACCCGATGACAATCCACCACCGCCACCGCCGCCTGGTGCGCCCTGCGAATTGCTTGGAGTCGTTCCAACCGCAGCACCCGCGCCACCAGCGCCACCAGCACCACCAAGCCACAATGCATTGATCGTGAGAGCCGCACCGCCAGCGCCGCCCGAATTCGTGCCGCCTGCGCCAAAGTTGCCGCCAGCCGCGTAGGCGTAGGTAATGCCGGACGCGGATGCTGACGATGCGCCGCCCGCCGTGCCTGGGTTGCCGTTAGTGTTTGCAGATACACCCGCGCCACCCGTGCCGCCTGTACCCACCGTGACGGTGAGCGAACCCGGAAGGGCCACGGCGCGGTACGTCAGCTCCGTGATGCCGCCGCCGCCGCCACCTCCGCCGCCGCCCTTATTGCCTGATGCGTGGGCATGGCCGCTGCCGCCGCCACCACCCGCGCCAATGCACACAATCTGCACCGTGCGACAGCCGCTCGGCTTGGTCCATGTGCCGGAAGCAACGAAGAGCTGCACATCTACACCCGCTCCAGGCTCCCATTGAGTCGTGCCGGAAACGTAGCGCAGCAAGTCGCCATTGGTCGGGGCCGATGACGAAACGGCCGTGCCGCGAATCTTGGCAACGGTCGGGGATGGGTAGGTTCCTGACAGGTCGCCCGAGGCCGCCCCGGTAGGCGCTCGAGAGTTTGACAGGCGCGCATCGTCGCCAACGCACGCCGTGGTCGATGCCGTGCCAAACGACACCGCAAACGTCCGGCTAGCGGTCAGATCGCCGCCACCCGTCAGGCCCGTGCCTGCGGTAAGGACGATGCTATTCGCCGCCTTGGCCGCGAGGTCGGTGGTCAGGTTGGCAACCTGGGACTGCGCGAGGCCAGCAGCCGGGATAGGGTCGCTGCCGGCGCTGCCGTGGGTGCTGCCGTGAGAAGTCGGCGTGCGGGCATTAGAGAGGCGCGCATCATTTCCTTCGCACACGGTTTCTGTGAGCGTGCCAAACAGCACTTCCAGCGACACATTGCTTGCAAGTGTGCCGCCGCCGGACAACCCAGCGCCAGCAATGATCGAACGGGTGGTCGGGACTTTGGCCGCGAGGTCCGTAGTCAGGTTCAAGACTTGCGACTGCGCCAAACCATCAGCGGGAATCGGATCGCTACCAGCCGACCCATGCGTGCTGCCGTGCGTTGACGGGGTTCGGGCGTTCGACAGGCGGCTATCCGTAGCCTCCACGATCTTGCCCGCCGTAGCCGCGCCGCTGGCTGCAAAGTCTGCGGCGATGGTTCCGGTGGCGGTAATGGTCCCGCCCGTCAAGCCCGTGCCAGCGGTCACGCTGACAACAGCGCCAGCGGAAACAGTCACGCCCGAATCAACCACCGATATGGATACCTGTTCGGGCATTAGACGGACCCCGCGTAGATGTTCACTTGAACAGAGCCAAGCGAGATCAACCGCTTGACCACCGTGGTCGGAAACAGAATGTCAAGGTCGTACAGCGCATTGCCACACGGGAACGCGTTGGTGATGGCCGAAGGAATCACAATGGTCCCCACGGTCTTTGCACCGTTCAGCGTGATGTAGTTGGCCGTGTTTGCCGTCAGGTAGGCCGCTTCGCCAGCCTGGGCCACGCGGAGCCGCCAATCCGTGGCCGTTGCAAGCGCGGGGTAGGTCGCAGGCCAATCGCTGACCGTTACCTGTGCCTGAAATTCCGCGCCCTGCTCAAAGATGATGTTCCAAGTAGTTGTCATGGTTTATTCACCTCCACCCGTAGTGCATTCTACGACCACAGCATTCGGCATTGAGAACCAATATTGCGGTCCAAAAGGCGGCGACCCGGTCGTGTACGAGGTCGGGAATTGCTCCACCATCATTACGATGGTGTCGTTGGCAATGGCAACCGCTTCAATGGTCGCATTGGTGTAGTCGCTCTGCGCGACCCCTGGCGCAATGAAGTTGCGCGTGTCGCCCGCTCCATAGTTCAGATTGGCGTTCTCTGCCATGTTGCGGGCCAAAATCGACCCGCTGCGCCCGTACGCGCCAATGGCAACGCTAGGAGTTCCGCCTGCGCCAGCGGCCGGATTCGGTTCGACTTCCTCAAACGAGTACCGCCACCGCCAGTTGGTATACAGCTCCGAACCCGTGATTTTGGCAGGGAACACTCGGCACATCGGCGGCGGAACGTCAATGATGGTTGCGCCGACGAGGTTGCGATACGCCTGGGCGTTGCCTTTGGCTGTCACAAGGTCGGACGGGTTCACCTCTGAAGTGCCTTGCAGCCCGAACCGCCAATCGTCCTCGCGGGCCTCGCTAATCGTGTACGGGGCAAGCTCGCCGTCGATCTCGGCCATCCGGTAGGACACGTTGCCGATCTGTCCAATGTTGACGGACGCGCTCGTGTACCACGGAATCCAGCCCGCCCACACCGTGCGACCAAAGGGGATATCGCTGTTCCGGGAAACGTAATCGTCCCGAATCTTGGTGCGCGACAAAGCCGGCGGCCAACCCGGCGAGGCTGTCAGTTCCGCGCCGGCTGCATCGTTCACCACGATAGACGCATCGGTCAGGTATGCAGATCCAATGTCGTTGGGAGCGCGCACCCAGGTGGGAGTAGCACCTTGCGTGCTTACCGCCTGCTGGCTGAAGTTGATGTCCGCCGCCGGAGTATTGGCGATGGTGACGTTGTTGAACACCGTACGAGCCTCAACGCTGCGCCGCGGCATGACTACGGAGGCAATGCGCGGGGCGCGTGCCTGATACCCGGTCGCGTTCCACAAGCTGACAAGCGCGTCCGTGGACAGCGCCGCGCCATTGACGGGCTGCATTCCACCACGCATGGCAGCCTGATAGGTGTTCATTGCCGCGTTGTATTGCGTCTTGAGTCCCGTCCGGCTGATGAACCGCGTGGCGCTGCCCGTCGATACGACGATCTGCTGATTGGCCGATGCAATGGCATCAAGCAGGATGGAGAGGCTGACGTTGGGAGATCCGCACAGGTCCGCAAGGCGGCGGATGTATTCCGGGCTTTGCGCGGTGAAGTTCGTGGGCATCGTCAGGTTGTCGCCCGATGCCACCGTCCCGATGTCCGTGATGAGATCCGAATAGGTGCGGGTGGAGTCAACCCGCCAGCGCCCATCGCTTGACCAAGTAGGGGACAGGTTGGTGTTCAGGATGGCCGCGCTGGAGAACTTCCAATACCACCGCTCGTCCACCAGCTCAACCATGACCACGCCGCCCGACTCGCGCCAAAAGAACGGCTGCTGCGGACGGGCATACAAGCCCGACAGAACGACCGTACGTCCGCTTGAATCCTCGAGGGTGAGACTGACGGTGGTAGAACCGTACAGCGTTGCAATCTGCGTGGAGGCCACGAGGACGCTTGCCCGCGTGTGCTGCGTCATGCCTACCGGGACATCGACGCGGAAAAGATCCTCCTCCGCAATGCCGATCTGCCGCGCCGTGCTTCGCATCTCCTGCGTGGGCAGGAGCGTGGGGATGACGGTCGCGCCTGCGGTGATGTACGCGCTCACGCTCATGCGTAGTCCTGGGGCGTGCCGACGTTGTACGCGGCCGCGTTGGTGTTGGCGTTGAACACAGACACGGCGGTGTTCTGCCCGTCCACATCGGTGTTGAACCCGAGCGATGCCGGGGCAATGACCGTCTGCGTGGGCGACCACCATTGCCGACGGCCGGACACGGTGCTGTACCCGTTGCTCGTCGCGCCACCGCCGTCATATGACTTTAGGGTGCGGGTGTAGACCCCGATAAAGGTGCGCTGGCCGCCCGTATCGACATCGCCGAAGTTGACCTTCCAATCGTCCTTGACCACCACGAAGCCCGCCGGGATCGGCCGGAAGATGCGCTGCGGCGGGTTGTTGACCCCCTTGACCGTGGTGACTTCCTCGAGGACCGTGCTTGCCTTGCCCGCCTGGAACACGAAGTCGGAACCCTGCGTGTACAGGGTTTGCAGGCGGTGCATCTTGGTGTCGGTATAGACGCTCGTCACCGTCTGCGACCGCTCCACGCCAGCGGGCTGATTGGCCGCGTTGTTGGTCATGCGCGGCAGCGTGGCAAACGGACCTTGGTTCATGGCCGCGTTGGCCGCGTCAAAGTTCGTGTCCGGGGCCACCATCGAGGTGGTCGGCGTGCCTGGGGAGCAGTAGTCCGTGATGGCGTTGATGACCGCCGCCACGGGAAGGCTGCTAGCCACGCCCTGATTCTTGGCCGACAGCTCGTTGTTGTACCAATGCGGGATAGACGCAATGCCCTTGTATCCGCCGTAGGCATCCGGGTATTCGGGACAGGTCCGCGTAACCGTGAAGAATTGGCCGATCAGGTTGGCAAGCGGGACGGGCGGAAGCGTGGTAGAGGGGGTCTGATCGCCAGCAAAGGCGTAGCACCGCGCCTGGATCTCCACGCGCACCTTGGACCGCGTCATCATGTCCTGCTCGGAGAACACGATGCGGTCAAGCTGCGACGAGCGGAACGGGATGCGGGTTTGCGCCAGCACCACCGCTGCCCACATCATGTGCCGCACATCGCCATTCACCGGACCCTCAAGGTCACAGTTGAACCGCAGGGTGGCGAAGGTCAGGTCGGTACGGGAACGCTCGTAGGTGAATTCGCAGTTACCCGTCAGCGCGCTGTCGGGCAGCTTGATGCGCGCCTGCGTGTCAACGATGGTGTAGATAAGCGAGTTGCCGCTTTCGTTGTAAGCAAACGTCTGCGACTCGCGCCGCCAAATGCTGTCATCCGGCGGACGGGTCGGCAGGATGGCCTTGCGGAACAGGTCGGCCCAAGGCGCTTTGCCGTTGACTTGGGCAGCGGTGTTGTCCTCGGCGTAGGTCGTGTCCGCGTTCGTGTTCGACAGGTCAACAACAATGCTGCCCGTGACCGTGCGCGTCATGTGGCCCGCGGCATCAAGAGTGAACGACTGCACCCACCGATGGGACACAATCGGGCAATCGTCCTCCTCGGCCATCGCATGGCCCACGATAGTGAACGTGATCATCGCCGCCTGACGGCCGCTGATTTCCGTGACCGTCATGGACATCAAAGGACCACGCAGCGCATCCGGCCCGGAAGACTCGTAGACGGCTTCGGTTGCGCCGTCTGCCGTCACCCAAATCTTCACCTCATCGACGCGCCCAGGCTCCTTCTTGGTGAGGTTGGCAAGCGTGGTGTAGGTCGAAGTGCCGTAGGACACCAGCGCGGACCCGGAGATGGTGGTCTCGTAGCGGATCTGCGTGTAGCCGTCCTCCGCGTAGATTGCCCGCGCATCCCACGAGGTGATGTTGGCATACGGAAGCGTAAACGTGTCATCGCCCAGCTTGAACGCCACCCATGTATTGCCGTTGGTAGACATTAGAAGCCCTTCATTCCCATGAGTCGCAGATCCGCCAAGAACGGTTCATTCATCGCGCCGTAGTCAATCTTGGGGTCCGGGGTCTTGCGGTTCAGGGCGCGGAGGTCGCGTGCCATCTCCCTGAACGTGGCAACAATGCCGCCCGCAGAATTCATAAAATCGAAGAGTTCTTTTCCCTGCTCTCCATAATTGTATCCAACAGCCAAACGAGCAAGGGAACTTGATGTACCGCCGTAGGAGGAAAGCTGAACCATCACCGCAACAGCCTCCGCTGCCTTTGCCATTGCCTCCGTGATTTTCGGCAAATACTCTTTCAGGTTGTCAAGAACATCGGCAACGTACTTCGTGATTGGGCGAAGGAAGATTGCGCCTATACCAGCGAACGCAGATCGGATTTCCACGAACGCACGCTCAATGCGGCCCACCTCAAGCATCTGTGCGCCGATGGCCCCGCCGTATTGCATCCCCATGCGGAAGCGCGTGTTGACCATCGCAATCTGATTTTGCATCTCGGCGAGCTGAATGCCGGGGCTGTAGTCGCGGAGGTCGCTTGCCACCTCAAGCACAAAGCGATTGAGGGCGAGGAGCGCCTTGCCGACTTCGCCTACCACCTTGGTCATCACCGCGAACACACCCGCCACCGCCGTGAAGGCTGTAGAGGCAAACGATGCGGCCGATGCCATCGCTCCAATATCTTCGGCGGCTTCCGCCATGCCACCTCCACCGCCATCCATATCGCCAACGCCGCTGATGCCTTCGGTTTGGCCGCCGCCCTGCTCGTTGATGTCGATGACGATGCGTCCAAGGTCTTGCATGGTTACAGTCCGTTCTCAAAGGCGCACACGAAGGTCTCCGTGCCGCGCATCCAGCCAACCAAGTCCTCGGCTGGCTCAACCTGACCGCCGTTGCGCCAGGTCAGCGCGATGGTCAGAATGCCGTTGAGGTCGTTCTGATTGAGCAGCACCCGCAGCCCGTCGATGAATTGCTCGATGCCATTGGAACCGGAGATGCGCTCCGTGGCCCGGTTGACCGGGTCAAGGAGTCCGCGCCACCACACCACGATGTCGATCTTGGCCTCCTGCAAGCCCACGCCCGACCGCCAATGGAGCGCGGTGTCGCCGCCTGGGATGATCTGTATCGCGTACTGCGCGATGGTCTCATCACTCGGCCGCTCCGACAGGTACACGGCGCTGCCGTAGCCCTCGGTCACCATCCAGTTGGCAATCTCGGTCAGGAGCGCGTTCCACACCGCTGCGTTCTGCGTAGCCATCAGCCCACCGCCTTCTGATGCTCGAGATTCATGCGGATACGGAAGGCGAGGTCGGCATCCCCGGTAGCCAGCGCCACCGTCTGCTGCGCCACCTCTGCCGATCCCAACGCCATAGCGATGGCCCGTGCCTGAACGATGCTCTGCCGCGCCTCAATCATGGGAATGTTCTGCGCGAGGCCCATAGCAGTCTCCGGGTCAAAGTCGGTGGGAGGCCGCCCATAGGTCGCCAAGAACACGGCGGCCTCCCGTGTCAGTTTCCCGCGTTCTGTACCGCCTTGCCCAACCGGGCAAAGACCGCAAACAGCACCTCGTCGGCGGCCTCCTGGGCCACCTCGGGGGTGCGTGCCACGGCCCGGATCGCGTTGGCGATGTCGGCCACGGTCGGTTGTTCGCCGCCGGCAATGCTGCGCTTCTGCACGGAGGCCACAAGCTCGTTCCATTGGATCACGAGCGCGCCCGTGGGAATAGTCACGCGGAACAGCATCGGGTCGTTGTCTTCGTTCAGGTCGATCATGTGGTGGACGAGGTAGCGAGGACGTTAGTGGACGGGGTCGGGATGGCCTTGAAGGTCAGCCCAAGACGCTGCTCCACGTTGCCGAAGTTGCTGTGGTTGATGGCATCGCCCATGATCATGCACGTTGCGAACGTGTACGAGGTCTTGCCAGCCGTCAGCGGGAGGATCTTCACCCCAAACGTTCCGTTGCCGTTGATGAGCAGACGGCCCACCGTAGTGGTGTATTCCGCGCCGCGCTCCCGCACGGCCAAGGCCGTCAGGTTGGCCGCGTCCCACTTGACCAGGGTGCAGGAAATGACCGCCGTGGTGTTCTGAAGCACCATTTCCTCCGGCACAGCGCCCGAGGCCACGGTCTTGATCTCGTGGACGTTGTCGGTGTAGGTGATCTGCGGAAGGCTGTCGTTGTCGGTCAGTCCGAGGTCAACGTAGCCAGCTCCGAGGTTCACCTGGATCTTGGTTGGTCCTGCGACGAAAATTGCGGTAGCCATCAGCTTCTTCCTTTCAGGATTCGGGCGAGGCCTAGTCTAATCGACTTTCCGATCTCTCCCCATTCATCGTTGGTCGGAATCATAAACGGTCGCTTGGGGACGGTCACGCCCTGCCAAGCCATCACGAAGTCCTTGCCGCGCACCAATCCCTCCTTGGTCGGGTTGTTGCCCGTGGCGTGCGACCGCTTGCCCTTGCGCGTCAGCGGGATGTAGTTCGGGCCGCTGGTCTCAAACCCAAGTTCGTGGAAGATCGCGTGCAGCGGGCCGTACAGGATGATCGAAATGCCGTTGCCGCCCGTCTGCCCCTTGGCGTTCATCTCGCGCATCATCTGCCCGGTGTCGCGCAGGGGCTTCCCGCCAGCGCGGTAGGACTCGCCCATCACGAGGTACTCCGTGACCGAAGTGGGCTTCGCCACGGTCTTGCCGTTCTTCATCTTGCGCTGCCGCACCACGACCACCGTTCGCGTGGCCTTGATGGCCGCGGAGTCCTTCGGCTTGGTCGTGGTCCAGTATTCGCCCTTCACAGCCGCCAAGGGCTGCAATGCCGTTTCCCCGCCGCTTTCGTCCCGGCCGCGGCTCTTTGCAATGTGTTCCTTGGCGTAGCGTCCTACGAGGTTGGCGATGCCGTTGACCACCGCAGGGTCGCGCAGCGCCTTGGCAACGCGCTTGCCCCAATCGGAAGCCATTAGCCGCCCCGGTAGATGTTCGAGGCGCGAGGACGGAAGAACGCGCTGCTGCTCACGTTGTTGTACCAGGCGAGATTGTTGATCGGCACAACGGCCACCTCACACACCCCGGCATCGGCGGCCTTGGCAACCGCTCCGAAGATCATCTTGCCGTCCCGCAGCGCCTCGAGCATGGCACGGGCCTGGGTTACCCGCGCCTCCACGGCCGGGGTGATCTTCATGGCGCGGCGCTGGAACAGCATCTCGGTTGCAAGGTCCACCGTCAGCATCACGAGGAGGCCGTCATTGGCGGCCGCTAGCGTGTTCAGGTCGGTGTCCGTGTAGATGTTCCCCACGCGGGCATACGCCTGCACCACGCTGCTGGCGCGTTGCAGGATAGTGTCCACGAGACAGTTCGCGCCGGGGTTATTGCTGCCCGTATCGCTTGAGAGCTGCGCGATGATGTTGGCATCAAGCGATGACTCAAGTTCCGCATAGCCGGCGTACTGTGGCATGGTGTCCCCTTATGCGAACACGGGGGGGCAGGAATCGAAACTCCTGCCCCCCCATGACTGTGGCTAGCGAACGTCAGCTCGTGACATCAGCAACCAGCACGCCGGACACCGGGGCAACCAGTTCCGAGGTGCTGTTGTCGATCACGCGGCCTTCAATGCGACGATCACGCGGATCGTCCCAGTTCTCAACCGTCATGTCCTCGAAAGCGAAGATCTGACAGGTCGAGAACGAGGTGGAGCCTTCCACGCCAACCAGGCCACCCGGACGGCTCACGAACACGGCCGAGTTGCCGTAGACGAAGGAGCGGGTGGTGCTGGCAGCACCCTTGCGGGTGGTGACCTTCACGCTGTCATCGACCACGACCTGCACGCCGAACAGGTTCGGCGGGAGGCCGTACTTGGCGAACGTGTCATTACCCTGGAGGAAGGGCAGAGCGGCTC